CTCTCAAGAGCCTCAAACGATTGCAGGGCGCGAGCCATTTACTTCACCGCCTTCTCGACCTTCGCCTTCGTGACAGCCCGCTCGATCTTCTCTTCGCGGACAGGCTCGGCGATGCCTGCGTTGATGTAGCGGGTGGCTACATCGTCAGCCATCTCGACCTCATCGCCACGATTGTAGACGAAGTTGGTCCCGGCCATAGAGGTCAGCATTTTGATCTTCATGTCACCCTCCGAGGGATGGGCGGGAGCCGAAGCCCCCGCCCGTTAGCATCACGAAGCAGCCGTGATGAGGTGCTTGACGGCAGCGGTGTTGGCAAGAACGCCGTCGAAGCGGATGAGGCCGGCGATGCCGAGATCCGGCCAGAACCGCTCGCGGACCACAGTGATGACCGGCGCGCCGACCTTGCGGACATAGAACTTCGACAGGTCGCCGAAGATCATGACCTTCTTCGCGGCGGCCAGCGAGTCCATCGCTTGGTTGACGTGGTAGCGGTAGCCGAGGATCGTGCCGGGGACGCCGACCTGATAGTTGCCCATCTGCCAGAGATAGTTGTTGTCCCCGTCCTTCAGCTTGCGGATCGCCGCGAGCGTGCTGTCGTTGAACATGAACGCCGCCTTCGGGCTGCTCCGGTAGGCCGGGTCAACCGAGTGCAGGAGGTCGATGATCTCGTCAGCGGTGATCGCGTTGGTCGCAGCCGCCGTCTTGCCGGCCGACGAGCCGGTGACGATGCCCTGCACGTCCGACGAACCCGAGCCGGTCGTCAGCTTCGAGTTAGCGATCCGGCCAAGACGCTCGCCAAGCAGGTTGCCGAGGATCGGCTCCATGTTGAAGATGCTGTCCTGCGCCAGTTCATACGACCACTTCACCCACTCGGTGTCGAAGGCGTATGCGTCCAGCGAAGCCTGACCGAAGGTCACGTCCTTGCCGCCGTCGTCAGTCAGCGCAGTGCCTTCGGTGTGAGCCTCGGCAGTCACGTTGGTGTCGTCCACGGTCGGGATCTTGAAGGAAGCGCCCGAAGTCGTGTTGAGCGTGGTGCAGATGTCCTCGTTATACATCGGCCCGAACGCCTTCATGGCGAGGTCGATGAAGTTAGCGAGTTCGGTCGGCACCGTGAAGCCGCCGGCGGTCGTGGTGCCAGCAGTCTGAATGCGGGCTTCGACCTTCTGCGCGCCGCCACGAAGAACCTGACGCACTTCCGGCTCGAGGCCCTCGATGCCGCCATTGCGGATCATCTCGTAGAAAGCTTCGCGATAGGCGATCTGCTTGCCAGCATCGACGCCACGGCCTTCCGCATTCTGCGGCACAGGACGCTTCGACACATCGATGTCGCGAGCGCGAGCCTCGATGTCGTCCAGCTTCGAGTGACGCTCGACGAGTTTGCCGATGCGGTCATGCTCAGCCATCATCGCGTCGAACTCGCGCTCGATCTCCGAGGCGCGGGTTTCTTCGGTGGCAGTGGTCACTTCATTCAGTTTCGAGCGGGCTTCGGTCGCGATGCGCGCCATCTGCTCCCGCAGGTCTTTGACGTTCATGGCTGTCTCCTTCTGGTTAGCCATTTCACCAAATAGGCAAAGGCGCGCGCCTTAGCCGTTCTCACGGTTCAAGCCGTGGTAACGTGCCTTCATCTCCATGCGCTTCCGCGCGGCAGAGAAGTTGGCAGCCCGTTTAGCCTTGCGGTGCATCTCAAGCGACCGCAGGCCGATCTCTGTCCCGTCGTAGGCCGGCGTCGTGACAATCGAGACATCGTAGAGCGACACCCGCTTGATCGTCCGACGCGGCATGTCACCGCTCTCGTCCCACTCCTGCGTTTCCGGGATGAACGCAAACGACATCTTGTCGAGGTCGCCGCGCTTCATCTTCGGCACGATCGAGCGGACATCAGGGTCGCGCGGATCAAGCCGGGCTTCCATGTAAAGCCCGTGGTCGTCCTCGCGCAGCATCATCGTGCCAGACCGAGTGCGCGCCAGCGGCAGGCCCTCGTGGTTGATGAGGAAGACAACATCGTCCCGCCCGATGGCGTCCTTGAACGCGCCACGGTCGATGCTCTCGAGGAACATCCCGCCGATGTTGGTCTCCTGACCAAACACGGCCGCATAGCCGGCGACCATGATCTCGCCAGTCTCGTCGGCCCTGATCTCGGCCGGGATGCCGCTGCGGACTTCTTTGTCTGTCATATCGACCTCCGTCGCCGAGTGTATCACGACGCCGCCTCTCTCGTCCACAGGCAGCGCAGGCTCGAACTCGATCCACTCGAAATCATGCTCTTCAAGCCAGTTTTTCGCTTCTTCGACCGAAAATTGATCCGCATCGAAGCGAATTGATTGTATTTCGGCGGCGTTTTCGCGGATTCCGTAAATGAAATCAATGCCTTCGCCGCCTTCGTCGTTCTCGCGAACGAACCTATCGAACAGGTCAGGGTCGCGAATGCGAGCCGCGTGTTCGCCGGGATAGGGCCGCGTCTCTCGCCCGAAGCGCTCGTCCTGCTCGCTTTCTAGCGCCCCGTTGGCCCATGACCGGCCGGCGTCACCGCCCCAAAGCGCCCAAGCGATCCGCCCGTTGCTCGGATAGCCGTCTTCGCCCGGCCGGAAGCCCTCGGCATCCTTGTCGATCTCATGCCGGTCGAAATAGGCTTTCATCCGGCGCACGGTGTCCATCGACAGGTCGCGGCCGTTCACGATGTCACGGGCGCGGGCGATGCCGATCTCGGTGCCACCACGGCCGAACTCCCTTCGCCAATCAAGCCCGCGCTGGGCTTCCTCTTTCATCGCTTCATTAGGCACCGGCATCAGGCTGCCCCGCTGCTTGCCCGGCCAGCGGGACCGTCGCGCCTTGGATGAATAGCTGATCGCCTCCCTCCATCGGCGGCAGGTTCTCGATGGCGCGCACCTCGTTGGGCGTCTTGATGCCGTTCTGGATCGCCGTCGAGTGCGCCTCCATGCGCGTCTTCAGGTCGCCGCGCATCAGGCCATCGAGGTCGAACTCGACGAAGAAGGGCGAGCCGCGCCCGAACAGCTTGAGGTTCAATTCGGCCTCGGTCTGCTCGACCCACCGCTTCACAGTGTGCTTGACGAAATGCAAATCCTGCTGCTCGGTATTCGAATAGGTGCCGTGCGTCATGTCCTGCAAGAAGATCGGCGGCAGGCTGTAGATCCGAGCGATCTGCTCAATCGAGAACCGCTGCAAGTCGATCAACTGCATCTGCTCGGGATTGAAGCCAATCGACTTGAGTTCATGCCCGAGCGGAAGGGCCATCACAGGCCGGCCGTCGCGGGCCAGTTTCGCCATCGTTTGCGCCACGTCGTCAGACGCTCGAGCCGCCGCCGCCCCGCTCGTGAACGGACCTTGCAGCACCGCAGGAGGAACGCCGCCCGATTGGAACGCTTTGCTTCCATAGCGGCTCGCGGCAATCGCCATCCCGATGGCATCCCGGTTCGTCATAATCGGGCCGCGATGCGTGACGAAATCATGTTCGAGCATGAACGGGATGTCGATGATGTCCTCGGCCGCGTAGGAGCGCGTCGAACTCGTGCCGACGCGGACATCGTAGATCTTGCGGCCTTCGACGATGCGAACCGTGATGAGCGACGGGTCGATGGCGTATAGGTTCGCGACCTGCCCGCCTTCCGTCCGCTCGATGTAGGTGATCCCGCGACCGCCCGTGAACACTTGGTCGAACGTGTATTTCCGCCACTCGAACGAGGACATCGCCGGGTTGATCGCTTCGCCGAGGATGATCGGAAGCTGATTGCCCGCCGTTGGCCGGATCTCGGCATAGCCGTTGCGCTGCTGCCGATAGACCTTCAGCGGCAGGCCGGCGATGGTGCCGGATAGGAAGTTGACCGCCGCCCAGAGGGCCGGCACGCCGAGCGCGGTGTCGACGTTGACCGTGATGCCGGCCGAGGAGATCAATTCGCCCCAGCCCATCACCCGCATAAAATCGCTTTGCGACACGGGCACGCGAGGGTCTTCGACCGATCCACGCGCTTCGACTTTACGGAAGCGATCTAGCAAGCCCATCGTCTACCCCGCGAGATGTCGGACGCATTATAGGCGAGATCGCCCACATTTGGAAGGCCTACGCAGACAGCCGGAAATTGGGGTCGTCCCAAGGTGAACTCGCGACCACCGCCTCCTGCTTCGCGACCGATCCGACCGCCATCGTCAGCGCCACCAGCCCGTCGATCCGGCTGATCGACTTGTCCTTCGTCAGCTTCCTGTTGCCCGCCGGATCGCGCTCTATCACCGCCCCGGCAGCGCCCATGTTCAGGATCGGATGGCCGCCGTGCCGCAGCTTGCGCTCCGCGACAAGCCGCTCAAGGGCGTCAACCGCCGGCGCCATGTCCTTGAAGCCCTGGCCGAACGGAAGCAGCACGATATCGCACCCGATTGCATCAAGTTCGCGCTTCAAGTCATTGATCCGCCAGCGATCATAGGCGATGTGCTGGATGTTGTATTGAGCCGCGCACTCGGCAATCTCCCGCGCCACGATGGCAGGATTGATGACCGGACCATCGCACAGGATGATCTCGCCATCCTTCGCCCAGATGTCGTAAGGCACGCGGTCCAGCTTCGACTTTTCCGCAAGCCCTTGAGATGGCATGAAATA